TAATGAGGGCTTAGTCAGAAATGCCAAAATCATTTTTGCTTTGACAGGGACTCCGGTACGAAACAGGCCAAAAGATTTTTATGTAATGCTTAAAGTTTTGGCTCCGGAAGTAATACATCCGTTTTTAGCCTATGAGGAGTATGCTAAGAGATATTGTGCCGCTTATAGAGACTCATACGGAGTATTGCAAGATAAGGGAGCCTCAAATATTGATGAATTAAGCGAGAGGTTAAAAGATTTTATGTTAAGACGTACAAAAGAGGAAGTATTAAAAGAGTTGCCTCCGGTTATCGAGAAAACTATACCTCTTGAAATCACTCCGGACATTATTGAGGTTTTGGCTGAGGAGGAAAGTTTACTTGAGGACATGAACGAGTATAGCCCTAATAGTGAATTAGGGGTTATGGCTACAATTAGGAGACAATTAGGGGAGGCAAAAGTCCCTCAAGTCATAGAGTATGTTAAAAATATTTTAGCAAAAGAGGATAAAGTTGTTATATTTGCATACCATAGAGAAGTTATAAATCAGATACGTAAGGCTCTTTGTGGTTATGGAGTGAGATGTATCCAAGGTGGTATGAACGCTCAATTAAAGCAAATAGAAGTGGATTTATTTGTTAATGATCCAAACAGTAGAATTTTTGTAGGACAAATGACGGCCGCCGGTTTTGGAGTGGACGGGCTACAAAAAGTTTCTAATAATGTTGTTTTTGCTGAGATAGATTGGGTACCCGGAAATATGGATCAAGCGAGAGATAGACTCGTAAGAATAGGCCAAGAGCATACGGTTATTGCTCATTATTTAGTGGCTCCGGATACATTAGAGGAAAACATGATGAAAAGTGTAATAAATAAGGGTAAGGTCATTACCCGGTTATTGTCGAATACTAAACAACTTAAAAAGGAGGAAAAAACTATGACAATCGAACAATCACTTGACCGTATCGCAGTAGCATTGGAGGCCATTGTAGCGGCTATCCCTAATGAGGCTCATTGTGGATGTGCAAAACCTCAAGAAGTGGCTCCGGCTGAAACACCTAAAAAAGAGGCTCCTAAAAAAGCCGCTAAAAAAGCCGCTCCAAAACAAGAGGCTCCGGCTGAGCCTGTTCAACCGGAAGTAGTTGAGGCAGAAGTTGTACAAGAGGATGATTTAGACTTAGGTTTAGATACTACTCCGGCTGAGCCTGTTAAGACTTATACGGCTGATGATGTACGTAGCGCAATTAGTGATTTTATCACATCTTTTGAGGACATTAAAGAGGGTAAAAAAGCCGCTTTAGAAGTTCTTAATCGTTATGGCTATTCAAAAATTCCGGAAATAGCAGAAAAAGATTTTGCCGCTATTATTGCTGATGTTTCAAAAGGAGACAAGTAATGCCGGTAGATACAGGACATAGCCAAGTAGGAGCCTCAACGTGTGAGCGTTGGTGGAATTGTCCGGGGAGTAATGCTCTTATAGCGACTCTCCCGACACCTCCGGCTACAAGTTATGCCGCTGAGGGTACCGTTGCTCATGCTCTTTGTGAACATGTACTCAAAAATAAAGTTTGTTTTTGCGCTCAATGGGACGCTACCTCTATGATTGGAGAAGTTATGGAGGCGGATGATTTTGAGTTCAAAGTAACGGACGAAATGGCTAATGCCGCTAATTTGTACGTAAATACTATACTTGAGGACGCTAAGCGTATTGAGTGTAATTTAAGAAAATCCGTACAATTAGAGGGCAATAACAAAGAGGCATGGAAACATTGGAACAAAGATACCCAAGAGAAAATATATCAGCCATGGGTAAATATTGAGCAACCGTTTACTCTTGATGATGTGGATCCGGAGGCAAGAGGTACAAATGACGCCTCAATTTTCGTACCGGGCGAGACTCTTATCGTTTATGATTTTAAATATGGTAAGGGAGTCCCTGTCGAGGCTATCGAAAATAAACAAATGCTTTATTATGCGATAGGTGCGGCCGGCGATAAACTTATGAATTTTAAGTCTATTGAATTGGTAATAGTTCAACCGAGAGCGGAACATCCTCAAGGCCCGGTAAGACGTTGGATAACAACTCCTCAATACGTTAATACTTTCAAACAGGAATTAGCAAGACGTATTAAGGCTACTCGTACATCCGACAAAACAGAGACAGGTAAATGGTGCCGTTTCTGTAATGCAAAAATGATTTGTCCGGCAACTCGTACAAAGGTTAATGAAATTGCAAAAGCAGATTTTCAAGAGCCTGTTAAGGCAAATGCTTTAAAATCTCCGGACAGATTAACACCTTTAGAGTTAAAAGTCCTTTTAGACAACGCCGATTTAATTGAAAATTACATTAAAGAGGTAAGAGAATACGCATTTAACCTCTTAGACAGGGGCGGTACAGTTGAGGGATATAAACTCGTTAAGGGTGGTAAAGCCCATAGAAAATGGGAAAATGAGGATTTAGCGGCCTCAATGCTTGAGTTAGAGTTTGGGGAGGATGAGATTTATAAAACATCTTTAAAATCTCCGGCCCAAATTGAAAAATTAGGCGGCTCCGCTAAAGAAGTCGTAGAGTTATATTCTATCCGTCCCGATAGTAAACTCGTACTCGCAAGAGATACAGACGTTAGGGAACGTCAAAATCAAAAGGCCCTCGCTGATTTTGATGATATTGATTTAGGGTAATTGTCGAATACAGTAAAACAGTAAAGGAGTAAAAAATCATGGGAACGACAACATCAAAAAAAGTAGTAACACCTACATTTAGAGCAAGTTTCGTAAATGTGTTTGAGCCGAGACAAAATGAGCAAAGCGGAAAATTAGAATATTCCGTAAAGATGATTTTCGATAAGGACGCTGATTTAACAGGGTTAAAGGAAATCATTAAAGAGGCTATTAGGAATAAATGGGGTAATAATCCTCCTAAAAATCTTAAAATGCCTTTGAGAAATGGTAATGAGTCAGATTTAGACAAATATCCGGAGGACGCTGATAAAGTTATTGCTAATGCTAAGAGTGTTGCATATCCACCGGGACTTATTGACGCTAAAACAAAACAAGAGATTTTAGATCCAAAAGAATTTTATAGCGGTTGTTATGCAAGAGCCTCATTAGTTGCTTATGCTTATGATAACGTAAGTAAAGGCGTTGCTTTCGGCTTGCAAAACCTCTTAAAAATTAGAGACGGCGAGCCTCTTGTTAATCGTGCAAGCGCTGAGTCTGATTTTGCCGGCATAATTGACTCCGTACAAAATGAAGTAGGAGAGGACACTACATCTGAAAATGATGACATTTTAGGGGACTTAAATGATTAGTGTTCATTTAGACTTTGAAACACGTAGTATGGTAGATGTAAAAGATACAGGTCCATGGAGATACTCCATGGATCCCTCTACCATACCTTTATGCCTATGCTTTACAGTTGATGACGAGGGGGTAAGGTTAATCTCTCATGAGGATTTTGAAAATACTTATGATGTTTTTGGGGATTGTTATTATACGCCTAATATGGAATTGATTAACCAATTAGCCTTAAACGAGTCGGCAATTTTTAAGGCTCATAACTCAATGTTTGAATACTGTATATGGAATAATGTATTACATAAAAAATACGGTTTTCCGGCTTTATGGGATATTAAAAGGTGGGATTGTACGGCGGCAAAGGCCGCAAGTCATGCCCTCCCTCGCTCATTAGGCGGTTGTGCATTAGCATTAAGGCTCAGCGAAAATAAGGACGAAACGGGTAAAAGGGTTATGTTACAACTCTCTAAACCTCGTAAGCCCTCTAAGAGCGATCCGTCAATATGGGTAGAGGATCCGGAAAAGTTTGAGACACTTTATGATTATTGTAAGCAAGACGTAGTAGTAGAGCGAGCAATAGATAAAGCCGTCCCTAATCTCAATAAGCAAGAAAAATTGATATGGGAATTAGATCAAGCCATAAATTCAAGAGGTATTAAAATTGATACCAAAGCCTTAGATATTGCTCTAAAATTCATTGATGAATTTAAAATCAGACTCAATACAGAGTTAAAAGAATTAACTAACGGGGCCGTTGAAAAGGCTACGGAGACAAAAAGGCTAACGGAATATTTACGCTCATTAGTGCCTATTACGGATTTAAGAAAATCTACTGTTGATGATTGGATAAAAAATACTGATGATAAGAAAATAAAGAGGGTACTTGAAATACGCTCACAGGGTGGAAAATCATCAACGGCTAAACTTGAGTCAATTAAAAATAGAGTATGCTCAGACGGTCGAGTACGTGATATTTTGGTATATCATGGAGCAAGTACGGGACGTTGGGCCGGAGCCGGTATTCAAGTACAAAATTTCCCTCGAGGCATGGGATACAACTCTGATAAAGTTTTAGATTGTCTTTTATTAGATGATTTAGATATTTTTGAGATGATGTATCCGGACGTTATAAACGCTATAAGTGCCGGACTCAGAGGCTTTATTATTGCTGAGGACGGTTGCGATTTTGTTACGGCCGATTTTTCTCAAATTGAGGCGAGGGTTGTAATGATGTTAGCCGGATGTCAAAGAGGCATAGATGATTTTAAGCATGGACGAGACATTTATTTAGCATTGGCTCAAGAAATTTACAAACGTCCTTTAACTAAAAAGGATAAAGAGGAGCGCCAATTAGGTAAAGTCGGAGTCTTAGGTTGCGGCTTTCAAATGGGAGCGGCAAGATTTAAAGAACATGCTAAAAATCAAGCCGGCTTAATTATCTCTGAGGAGTTGGCTGAGAGAACGGTAAAAACTTATAGAGAGACATATCCGGAAGTTGTTAAACTTTGGTATGCTCAAGAGAGAGCCGCTATTTTAGCCGTTAAAAATCCGGGCCGCTTATTTGTTGAGGGGCCTATCAAGTGGAAAGTACAGGGTAATTTTTTATATTGCCGTTTACCGTCCGGAAGATGTTTAGCATATCCGGATCCACAAATAAAAATTATAAAAACAAAATGGGATACCGAGAAAGAGTCATTAACTTTTATGGCTATTGTAGGTCAAGCGAAAATATGGGCGAGAGAACATACCTACGGGGGTAAACTCGTTGAAAACATTGTACAGGCTACGGCAAGAGACTTAATGGCTAACGGTATGCTTAACACAGAAAAAGCCGGTTATAAATCTGTTATGACGGTACATGACGAAGTTATCTCAGAAGTACCCGAGGGCTTTGGAAGTGTTGAGGAATTTGAAAAATTGCTATCAACTCCTCCGGAATGGGCTAAAGATTATCCCATTAAGGCTGAGGGGTGGAGAGGCAAAAGATATAGAAAATAAATTGTCGAATACTCAAACAACATAAGGAGATTTAAAATGTTCAAATTGATTAGGAAATATTTACAACAACGTAAAGTAAAAAAGTTTTTAATTGCTTGCGAGTTGCAACGTCTAAAAGAGGATTTTGTCTATCGTTATTTGTTGAATAACTATGAAAGAGAACTAAAAGGAAAAGTTGATTTTGGCGCATGGTGGTACGCCTCACGTGATATGGAACGTATTAAAATGACGGGCCAATTAAATAAGGCTTATACTTATGCCAAAAATATTTTAGAAAAAGAATGTAGAGAGGCTATGGCTCCATGGGTAAAATGATTGTCGGAATAGATCCCGGCTCTCATGGCGCTATATCTTTTGTATCTTTAGACGGTTTATATCGTAAAGTTTTCGGCTTTTCAAAGTACACCGAGTACGATATAAAGGATTTAATTATAGAGCATAGAGACTTTTTAGGCTACGAATTTAAGGCGTATATCGAGGAAGTTCATGCTATGCCAAGAGACGGGAAAGTACAGGCTTTTAGTTTTGGCAAGAATTACGGATTTTGGATAGGACTCTTAACGGGGTTAGGAGTCCCATACCAAACAGTAATACCGCTGAAATGGCAAAGCGTATTAAAGTTAAAAGTTAGAGGGCTTGAATATAAGCAAAAGAAAAACGAGTTAAAAGCAAATGCTCAAAGGCTCTTTCCTCAGTTAAAGCCAACTCTTGAGACTTGCGACTCATTACTTATTGCTGAATACGGCCGCCAAATTACCTTAAAAGAAATTAGGGAGGCCCGTCATGGAAATTAAGAAATGTAAAATAGATATAAATAAAATCCCTAAAGAGGATAAAGAGATTATAGGGCGTAGGTTTTTGGCTTGTGTAAAGGACTATTTTAAAAAGCCCGGCGTAGAGGAGGAGTACAAACTATGGCTCGCTCAACGTAATAAAAATTTTGTTTGATTTATAATTTATTTATGAATAACGCCGTAACCTATAATAGATTTTCTCCGGGCCCTAATCAAAGGGAGGAGAGTATCACAGGACAACTACGAGAAAATCACCGTATGGCTGAGCAAAAAGGCTTAACGGTAATACACGATTATATAGACCGCTCATTAACCGGTAGATCTGATGACCGTCCGGAATTTCAAAAGATGTTGAAAGACGCTGAGAGCGGTCTATTTCAGTATGTAATATGCTATCAGACGGGCCGTTTTGCTCGTGATAGATTTGACGCGATAATCTATAAAAGAAAATTGAAAAAATTAGGAGTAAAAGTAATTTACTCAAAAATGAATATTCCGGACGGCCCGGAGGGAATAATTTTAGAGAGTGTGCTTGAGGGCTTAGATGAGTATTATTCTGAGGAGTTAAGACAAAAAGTTATAAGAGGGCAATACGATAATGCTTTACAGGGTAAAGCCTCCGGTGGCCCTGTACCTTATGGCTACAAATTATCTGATGATAAGTTTTATATGATTGATGAGGATAGAAGTATCGTTGTTAGAGAGATTTATAATCGTTATGCCGCCGGAGAGTCCATAGTAGCAATAACGGAGGATTTAAACCGGAGAGGATTAAAGACGGCCAAAGGAGAAAACTTTAATAAAAATTCTTTACACCGTATGCTAAAAAATCCAAAATACTATGGGCTATTGATATTCAAAAGTAAAGACGAAAGTTATGACGAGGTACGAAAAGAGGACGCTATACCGGCAATTATCACAAAGGATTTATATATGAAAGTACAGGAAAGAATAAACCAAAATAAACATAAGACGGCTAAGACACTTGCAAAAACATTACCCGTAACATTTTTATTAAGTGGTAAAGTTTTTGACGGGACATGTGGAGGCTCTATGGTAGGGGATAGCGGCACGAGTAAAACAGGCCAAACGTATTATTACTATACATGCAATAATAAAAAATCTAAAAAAGGATGTAAAACAAAATCAATTAAAAAAGATTTTTTGGAGGATTTAGTTATAAATACTACCAAAGAGAGTATTTTAGTACCGGACGTTATGAATTTTATATCAGACAGTATCTCTCAATTACAGGATGAAAATTATGACGAGAGCATGCTTAATAGTATGACGTCCGAATTAAAGCAAGTCAAAGCAAACATAAAAAACCTTATGGCCGCTATTGAGAGAGGTATTATAACGAATACAACTAAAGAGCGCTTATTAGAATTGGAGAGGAGACAGGATGTATTAGAGGCTCAAATACAAATAGAGAGAAAAAGAATTGAGGCTCCTAAAACTGTTACGGATAAAGTTTTATTTTATCTCGAAAAATTTAAAGACGGGGACGCTAATGATGACATGTACCGTAAAACTTTAGTAGATATGTTTGTAGAGGGAATTGTAGTAAATCCGGAATACATCACTATTGCTTATAAATACAACGGGGATAACGATATTATTGACGTACCATTTAATTTAAAAGACTCATCCGATAATAGTGTTCGGATGAGTCTCATAAATTGGAGTTTACGATACAACATCCGAACTCTGAAACGCCCTCAAATAGCCTTTGATATAAAAAATGGGTGGATACTTTACACATTTAAAAGAGCGGCATAAGAAAAATCCTACTCAGCGAGTAGGATTTTTATTTCGATAAAAGGGGTTAATACTCATCCCCTGTTTAAAGCCTCCGTTATAGAGTATTTACGTTAGGACATCCGCTCTTTTGGGATTTTTACATCTGTGTACTTTAGAAAACCTACGGCATATAATACCGGGCGAGTCAGTTATTTTTATTAAATTTTCTGATTAGTCGTAGCAATCTCGCTTGATCTCTTGTTGTCATACAATTCTTATACTTGACGGCTAACATTAAAATCTCCTCAGAAATATCGGAGGCTTTTTTAAGTTTCTTTTTATCCTTAATTACCTCTGTTTCTGATTGGCGCTCTTTACTCGTCTCAGCAAAAGAAAAGAAATTAGACAGGGACTCAAATAACGCCTTTATCATTAAACTAATCCCTGTCATGTCTCTACTCCTCCAACAAAATTTTACCGGCCTCGACTAATTTTTCGCCGATAGCAACTATCGCCTCAGCCCCCAATTTCAACCCTAAAAGATGAGCCTTACGCTTATCCTCATTAAGTTCATTTTCTGCTTTGCTTTTTAGTGTTACGAGGTTGTTAATAATCCTGTCGGCTTTTTTCTGCAAAGTTTTATAAGCAAATGTTTTAACCGCCGGGATTACTTTTTCGTCCACTAATTTTTGAATAAAAGGTTTTGATATTGTCAAAAGCCCTTTAATTTGTTCTTTTAGTTCTGCAACGTCCATAAGTCCCTCCTACTTTACTTTGTAATTATCAATAGCCTGTTTTCTATTTTTGCCCCTAACAAAAGAGACGTGTATCCAAATATTACCTTTTGAGTCTCTTTCAAAAAGTAATTGATCGTATTCAAGATTATCCCTAATCCATTCAAAAACTTTATGTAAATCACATCCCTTAACTACAAAATCGGCCGCTTGTCCTTTTAAATGTTGAGAGGTATTTTTGCCTCCTACTTTTGTATTCAGTTGAGAGCAACGATACCCGGATGTAACTATAAAAGGTACCCCAAAATGTACTCTTGCCGGATTTAAAACATAATAGATTACATCAAGCATACAATCTAAGGCTTGAATAGGAGGCATATTATTTATGTTATTTGCTACCGCCGTATCAGAGTGTATTAACTCACTCAATTTAAAAAATAACATCCTAACCCTCCGCAATAATTTTGTTATAAATCGCGTCCACCTTATCCTTAATATCGCCAACTGTCTCTTTAATATGCTCATGATCTTGTATCGTTGCGAATTTCTTTTCGCAATCGTCCATTATTTCCCTATGCTTTTTCTCTAACTGCTCAGGAGTAACAACTAAGCGTTGCTGATATAGAAAAACCAACACTACAATTATTATTGGAGCATATTCAAGTATCGCTTTAGCGTCCATTAAATTTTCCTGTTTAAGTATTCGACACAACCATTATACACGATTTTTATAAAAAAGTGTAAATTTTTGTAAAAAGTTTTACATTACTTAAAAAGAGAGGGCAAAAAGCCCTCTATTTTAGGTAACAGGGTTGATTAACTCTTGTACTTCCTCAACGGTAAAACCTCTAAGGAATAACAAAGCATTAGGATCCTCTCTTAATTCCTCGAGTATTCTCTTAGTTTCAGCCTCCGGATCCATGCCGTCTTTTTCCTCAACGACTCTGTAATTATCTCCCTCCGGAGCCTCCTCTCCGTCATCCAACTCTCTAACTCTAAACCAACTAAACCTACTGTCTAAAAGAGTTTGTAGAGCCTGTCTCGTTTCGTTAGGATAATTCTCTATACAGTTGAGATAATCCTGTTTTGTGTTAAGTTCTTTTGGAAATCCACGCATATTAACCTCCTTTTGTTTTTGTTTTGCGTCTTGTAGTAACTCATCTAATTTTATCAACGTCATTAGATTATATGTATCGGCCCACTTGAGCCAACCGTATGTACTTGCTATACTTGAGCAATATGTCTCAAGAGATATTTCTTTATTTGCTAATTGGCCCGGTAATTTTTTCAGCCGTCTTTTAACACGTTTAGCCGTACTCTTTCGTAACAGAGTATAATCCGGAAAATGTCGATAGCCTAAAAAATCAACGCCTCTACTTGTTTGAAATAAATCACACTTGCTCAAAGTTAATTTTAATCTTTCTGCTAAAAACATCTCAATCTTTTTGGCCGCGTCTTTTAAAAATTCTTTATCGTCATGAAATAAACAAAAGTCATCACAATATCGGATATAATCTTTTATCCTTAATTCGTGCTTAACAAATTTATCTAATTCATTCATGTATAAATTGCCAAACAGTTGAGAGGTTAAATTCCCGATAGGAGAGTTAGTCTCTCCCGGAAATGAATAAACAATATCTCTCAAGAGCCATAGAGTATTTTTGCATTTAATTTTACGCTCTAATAGGCTCATAAGTATATCATGATTTATTGAGGGGTAAAAATGTCTTATATCCCCTTTTAAGCAATATTTATTACGTTTAACAAAT